GAACGATGGTGAGTTTGGGGCGGATGAGGAGACGGGGGACGGAGGTGCGGTTATTGACGTAGACGCGCTTATGGATGGTGGCGATCTTTCCAGTGCGTTGGCACCTGGTTCGGGTTTGAGTCCGATTTCCGCGGTGACGATAGCGAACCAGGATGCGGCACTGTATACTCTGGCAAGTGATGTTTCAAGTGAGAGGCAGGCGTATACTCTTGCGCTTACGATAAACGCGGCGGCAACGGCCACCGGAACGGTTATTGTAAGACTGATACTCGTCCGCAGAGAATATGTGTCTGGGACGTAATAGAGCTCCAGGGAGAATGTCTGATGTCATGTTGGGCAGGGGGATGTGACCCATCCCTCTGCCACTCCCCTAAAAGGAGGGTAGTATGTCTGTTTCTAATTCCGCAACTGACATTGTTAATCTGGCTCTGGATATTATTAAGACTGAGAATATTAACGATGTCGAAGTACCCGGTACTGATAAAGCGGCGGTAGTTGCTAATCGGTGGTATGACGATGTGCGACAAGAAGCACTTGAAGGATTCCCCTGGAATTTTGCAAGTACGCGGAAGGCTATTTCTTTAAGTGCGACAGACCCCACATTTGGATTTGACGACGCATATGTTCTTCCCAGTAATTATCTTTCATTAACTTTCATAAAATATTGGGATTTTCCGCTATCTCGATGGGATTATGTTATTGAGAATGGGTGTCTCTATATGGATAATGGAGGCGCGGAGTCGCTTCAAGTTGGGTATATTTATGACATAGTACAAACTGCCAAATTCAGCCCATCTTTTAAGATTTTTTTGGCGTACGCTTTAGCGGATAAAATCGTTTTCAAATTAACAGGGAACGCGAATTTGGCAGGGCGAGTGGCTGCGGGAAGGAAAACCGCAGAGATAAACGCTCGCGCTAAGAACGGAAAAGCCAACCCCCCGGTTGCGTATAGACAGAGCAGGATGCTCGAGGGTCGCCGGCTATTTGGTGGCTCTTCCATAATGGGACTATATGCGGGGCAAAATGGCCGAACTTAATGTACCCATATATGATTTTCGTCACGGTGTTTTAACTCCTAAGTTAAAAGATCGACCTAATTTAGACCTCTATAAAAGTGGAGTTTTGGTTGGTGAGAATTTTCTGACTCAACTTCACGGCCCTACCACTTATCGTTCAGGCACTATTTATTCCCGGACAACCCGGCGTAATAATACTGCCCATTTCATACCTTTTACTTTTGCTGATGATGAAGCGTATGTCCTTTCATTTACCGAAGGGTATATGCGTATTTTTACTGACGGGGGAGTGGTTACAGAAACTTCGTTACCAATAAGTCATATTACCCGAGCACATCCCGGCGTATTGACAGTAGTTGGGAACTCGTTGTCTACCGGGGACGAAATCTATATCGAAGGTATTGAAGGCATGACTGACCTTAATGGCCAGTTTTATCTGGTCGTTGAAGGGACAGGCGCCAGTGTATCAGGTCAAAATTGGCCTTTTACGGATCCGGTGAACTATACTTACGGGGCTGAAGTTGAAGTAACTGCCGGAGCCGCGCGATTGGTTGCAGCACCCACATACCCTACAACTGATCCTACCATTGAAACTGATGTCGGGTTTCCTTTTACTGGTACACTTACTGATTTTGTTGAAGATGCTACTAAACCGGCGAATACAGAAGTCAAATATATTTTGTCTCTGGATGACGGGGTCACGTATAAATATTGGACGGGCGTAGCATGGACGACGAGTGGCGGGACATATGCGCAAAGTAATACCGCGGCAGAGATCCTGGCTAATCTTGCCACTTTTGGGGCGGCCGGGACTCTTAAGGTAAAGGCTTTCTTACACACGACTGACGGAACTGTTACTCCAGAACTTACGAACATATATGTTGAGTTTGCTGTAGCGGCCGGGGATACGATCTCTTTGACAGACCAGGATGGTAATGTAATCGACACAACTCTTTTTGATTCGTACGTCGATAGTGGTACTGTAGCCCAAGTCTATGAGATAGCGTCTCCGTATGAAGAGGCTGATCTTCCACAACTTAAGTTTGCTCAAAAAGCGGACATTATGTATATAGACCATCCGGATTATGCTCCCCGGAAACTTGTCAGGTCGGGAGCGACTTCCTGGGCTTTGGGGACATATGTCCGTACTGAAGATCCGTTCGGTCAGTCTGCTATATCAGCGATTACTCAGGCAAATCCGGGGCAGGTAACGACTGGCGCGGCTCATGGGCTCGATACCGGGGATGAGGTAATGATCGAAGAAGTCGTCGGTATGACTGAACTTAACCATACGGTGTACACCATAACGAAAGTCGATGCCACCAAATTTACTCTTGGGGTAGATACTACCACATATACCGCTTACACTTCCGGTGGGGTCGCTATGTTGAGTGGGAATGCACCGGCCACGGTTGGGTTTTATGGTGGCAGGGTATTTCATGGTGGAAGTGCAAATGACCCAGATATTCTGTTTGGGTCACGTAGCCCGGATTCGACTACAGGCGCCACGCGATACGACGATTTCACTGTGGGTGCGGACGCAGATCACGCTATTCTTTATGCTTTAACTTCAGCGTCCACATCGTCGGTTGATAGGATACGGTTCTTTATAGGTACCCGTCAGTTTTTGGCGGTTGGCACATACGCCGGTATGCTTAAGGTCAATGGTGGGTCGGATGCCACTCCACTTTCCGCGTTGGCAGTCCAATCTTTCCCGGTGGACAATTTTGGCGTAGCGGACATTATGCCTATCAATTTCGGTACATCCGTGATCTATGTTCAACGGGGCGGGGAAGTGGTTTATGCTTTTAAGTATAGTCTTCTGTCCGAGGGATACCAGTCTGACGACCAGACTATTCAGTCTGATGAGCTTACTGTCGGGGGGATAAAACAGTTGGCGTATCAACAGGGCAATCCAAATCAGGTATGGGCGGCTATAGACGATGGGAGGCTTCTATCATTCGTGTATAGTGGTACCGAGGGTGTGGCTGCATGGAACGAACATTTATTGGGTGGGGGCGGTGATGTTTTTACTGTCGCGGCACAACCTCAAGACGATAATCGTGACCGGGTTTGGGTAGGGGTCGAGCGTACAATTAACGGAGTCACTCGAAGGTATGTCGAATATTTATCAAAAAATCCACGAATACCAGAACGTGATGATTTTTATACCGGTGAGAGTACGGATGACCACGACTATGATGATACTCAGTATCGGAATCTGATGTTTTATGCGCAGAAACGTCAGATCCATATGGATAGTTGTCTGGTTCTTGACACTACCCAAACCACCCCCATTACTCCCGGGGCCACTACCGGCGAAGATATTTCTTTTGTATCTGACGCGGCAATTTTCAGCGCGGAGAACATAGGCCAAAAGATACAGGTTAAATATCTGATCGGGGATGAACAGGGTATCGCGCGGATTACGGAGTATGTATCGAGTACCGAAGTTAAGTGTATCATACTTCAAGACTTTGAGAGTACCGACGCTATCGTGTCTGGTGCGTGGTATTTGACGCAGGACACTGTGGAGGGGCTCGGGCATCTGGAAGGTGAGACGGTAGCCGTTGTGACAGATGGGGGCATCCATTCAGACGAAGTGGTTACAGACGGGGCGATAACTTTGGATACACAGGCCACTTATGTTCTGGTAGGGCTACATTATTTCGGACGTATTAAAACGATGCCCTTGGAACTGTTATTGACAACCGGGATTACTCCGGGGAAATATAAGTCAGTTGACAAGATAAAATTGATGTTTAGAAATACGTTAGGTGTTTCGTACGGCACAGATCCATATGATATGCAAAGGATAGGGTTTAGGCAAGGACCGCAATATACGGATCGGCCTACATTTTTATTCAATGGAGTGAAAGAACAGCCGGGATTTGATAATTATGCTGAACAAAGATCAATGTGGGTTGTTCAGACAGTCCCGTACCCTTGCACATTAAACTCCATGATCTTTGATATGGAAGTCAGCGAGGAAAATTGATATGTCTTTACTGTTAGCAGGAATGGCTATAAGTGCGGTTGGTAGCATATTTTCTGGCGTATCTTCTCATATATCCGCCCAACAGGCGGCGACAGATATGCGCGCTGAGGGGGAGATAGTTTTTCGAGAGTCAATGCGTACAGCTACGATAATCGAAGAAGAAGGTCGTAAATTTGCTGCCGGACAGTCGTTACAATATATAGGTTCTGGAGTACAGTTGACGGGTTCCGCGCTTATAACCATAGCCCAAACGAAAAAATACGCAGCTACCGAGGCACAGGCAGTACGGGATAAGGGGGTAGCAGGTAAGGGGCTAATGGACCGGACGGCGGCACGTAAAGAGAATGAAGGTCGTGCGTCATTGATAAGTGGTATTTTTGGTGGAGTCTCTGGTTTTGCGTCCCTTATGGGGACGAGTAAGGCAAAAACAGGTACGAGTAAGGTGAAAACAGGTATCGTAGCAGGAAAGACTGACTAATGGGTAGAATAAATGAATATCAGAGAAAGCAATTAGTTTCAAGTGCGACTGGTGTCGCGTCCGAAGATAGAAGTGGGCAAATTATTGGGGGCACCGTTGCTAAGTTTGGCGCCCAAATAAGCGCCCAAGCACAGAAACTCGATATGTACGACGAGACTCAGGCTAATGTGGCGGTCATGCAGTTCGGGCTTTCTTTTCAGAAATTCAATGCTCAGGCACAAAGGGAAATGGCCAATAATCCCGGGGCGTATCCTGATCGTGTACTCGCCGGGGGCCAGGAATTATTGACCGATTTTGCTAACGGTATTCCTGATGAGGGTGTTCGCGGTAAGTTTTTGTCGAACGCAAACACTATTTTGAAGGCAAATGTTTTACAGGCAAATAGTTGGGCACAAGAGAAGAAAAAAGACAATGCTACTATTGCAGCAAAAGACATAATACGTCTGGGAACGGTGAGTCTTGGAGAGACGTATACGAAAGAGCAGTTAATGGCAGGTCTGAGTACCATAGACGAATTGGTTACACAAGAAATCCCGGACGATATTTTAAGTGGTAAAGAGAAACAAGATTTTATTGATAAGAATATGCCAGGAGCATTGGAGTCTCATTTTGCGAATCGTATTAGCCAAGACGCGGAGCAGTTGGTTAAAGATCTTAACGCCGGAGAATATAAAGACGTTCCTTTTTACACGGATGCCATGAAGGTGAAATACAGGAAACAGGCAGAGACGAAGATTCGGCAGAATGAAGCCCGGGTAAAAGAGGCACAGACTGATAATTTTCAGCAACTCATGGATGAATACATTCAGGGACAGTTAAGTTTCAGTATGGTAGACGCGATGGCAACTGCTGAACAGGAAGAAGAGGGCATATCTCAGGCGCAGGCGACAAAACTAAAAACTCTTTTAATTAAACAGGTTCGAGCAGATGCCACACTATTGGAAAAAAGTACTCCGGCAGCTACACAATATATTGATTTAATACATAGTGTTTTTGACAATAGAGTTGAAAACGCTAAGGCGCTCGAATCTATTGTTGAGGTATATGCCGATGGTATAGTTTCTCGAGAAGAGAGTGCTTTTTTATCCGAGACGCGTGCTACTCTACGGGAGACGCGTACCAGTAGAAGATCGGAAGGAGTTACAAAAGGACTTGAAACGATTACTAATAAAATAGATAAGGCCTGGCGGGAAAAAGATCTGAATATTTTAAAAAAAGCTACCGCGTTTCAGGATCTGGTAGCAGGAGTAGCTGCGGGTATCGCCCCGGAAGTTGCTGCCAGGCAGGTGCTGAAGGCTATTGATAGGGATAAAGTGATTTCAGAGAATAATTCTTTAGCCGGGTATGACAATCCGGTAGAAGAGGCGTATCGGATAAAGGCAGTTGAGGTATTGAAAGCGAACGGGTACCCCGTGGATAAGGCAAATGTGGACGCGCTTATGGCACAATTTAAAGAAGCAGACGACAGGGCAGATAAGAAATGAGATTAGATACGTTGCCATCACAGCCTAAAGATCGCGTGACTTCGGAAGAAGGAAGCGAACAGATTGTACTCGAAGGCGCAGCGCCAAATGAGATCAATTTGGGTGCTCTCCCCAGTCAACCGGTAGAATTGAAACTTCCCCCGGAAGAGCCGGGGAAAGAAGTGCCTATTTCTAAGGGTGAAATGTTTGATGTGCAACTTACAACGTGGGCTAATAGAATGATGAAATATGAGTATGGGGAACAGGCGCTGAAAGACGCGGTGGTTGGACAAAAGAGGTTAGATTTTTTTATGTCCCGAGCACCAAGAGTAGCCCTTGCGTTCGCAGCACCTTTATACTCTTTGGCGTATGAAGCGTGGGATCAGGGGGTGAATGTTCTGGTCAGTCAGATGAAGGATGAAAAATATGACCCCCTGGAACGCCGTGCGATTTCGGAATTGTTACCAGATAAGGCCCCAACTATTGCCAAGGTAGCGGCCAATTTGACTGAGACGTTGGTTTCGGTAGCACTAATAGGCGGCGCGATGAATTTGGCGAGAGAAGGTACGTTGAAAAGTGCTCTTAAAGAACTGGGCGGCAAACTTGAACAGGCTGGCTATGGGACGGCACAGCAGACTTTATCGCAAGAAGCCATACGTAAAGCTGCGCGTGGGACGACATTAGAGAGGGCGGCGAAGATTTGGCTTAAGGTTAAAAAGATGAAGGTATCTGCGTTAAATCCTGCGACTCGCGGAGCCGGTGGCGTGGTTAAGACCCCAATTATGGATAAGGAAATGAGAGTTATACGTCCGGTATTTCAGATGAAAGCGGCGCCGACGAAGGGGATAGAAGGTGCAATAAAGGGGGTAGCCCCATTATGGCTATCACAGGGAGCTATAGCGGAGCGACCCTCAGTAGGCCAGGCAATTTTTGCAATAGATATTGGTAAATTAGACCCGGCAAAGTTATCTCCCGGCCATAAAGTAAAAAAGTATTTTACCTATACTGAGAACATCCCTAAAGAAGCTATAATAGTAAAAGTAGTTGAAACCGAGGATGAAGTATCCGCGACTCAAAAATTAGGTGCTATTCTAAAAGAGAAAAATATTCAGGTCGAAAATGTTATGTTTCATACTGGGGCGGACGTAGAGGTATTAAAACCTGATTTTGGGCGTGAGCTAAAGCCACCGATAAAAGTACCACCCGCCCCAAAACCCAAACCCAAATATAAGAAACCTACACCGGCTAAACTCATTACGTCTCAGTCCAGGTACGCGGAACTCTTAGGTCTTAAGAAAATGGTGGGTCCGTTAGAGATCGGTAAAATGAAGTATAATAAAGAACTTGGAGAATTGAGTAATCAGATAGATCACGTGATTAAAAAACTTGTATCCCTAAAGACTGTGACGTCGGAAGAAATGGCAGTTCTTCTCAATACGAACGTAGAAGCACCGAAAGATCTGGGAGAAAAAGAGACGGAAATTTTTAATTTTTTCAGAGCACTTACCCGGGACATATTGGCCCGAGAGAATCAAGTTCGTGAAGAATTGGGGATGGACCCAATTAAAGACATAGGCGCGTATTTTCGGCACATCGGCGATGCAACAGCGGCAGACGTATTGGCCGGTCGTACACCGGTGCCTCAGAAGGTGAAAGAATGGGCGGCCAAGAATATTTCCAGTAAGGTGTATAATCCGATGGAAATAGAGCGTAAGTTAAAAGATGAATTCTTAAAACATTTTAGTAAAGACCTGGGATATGTTATGAAGTCTATGCTTCGGGTGGGGCTTAAAGAGATCCATATGGCCGAAGCTAAACAATTTCTCACAGACGAGTTAGCGGCGGCACAAATCGACCCTAAAATCCTGGAGAAGATGGGTGCTGCCGAAAAGGCGGAATATCTCCAGAAACATGAAATGCCAAAAGAAACAAAAGAGTGGCTTACAGACTATGTTAATATTGTTCTCCTGGGAGAGCAGCAAACCAAAATGGATGTTGGAGCTAACCTGTGGATAACAGATGGCCCCATTGGTCCTCTTTTAAATAAAGTTCTCGCCCCATTTGGTAAACAGATTAGTAAAACTCCGCTGACTGACGCGATTGTTACAGTAAGTAAGTTACCCTTATACGGAGTATTGGGGCCGTTTAACCCCCGGCAGATCATTCGCAATAAGATGCAGCCCATACAGAGTATGGCACTTTATGGGGTGAAAGCTACTATAAAAGGATTTTTGCCAACTTCTGATTTTCCGATGTTGGAGAAACTCAAGACGGACAGTCTATTTTTAAATACGTATTCCGGTATCGAAGGTATGCCCACTTCTCTTATGGGTAAGTTAGAAAAATTTAATTTTGCCGCGTTTCAATGGTCGGCTAAGAGTAATGTGTCTCAAGCTATGAACGCGGCGTACCATTGGACTGCTGAGAAGATACAGGATCCTAAATATAAAGCCCAGGGATTTGCGGACCCTCAGAGGACGTATACAGAAGATAAAAATTTCTTCTACCCAAGTGAACAGGAAAAGTTATTGAAGGAAATGGAATACGGAGCGCATACTACGCAATACGGATATTTGGCGTTACATATGCCTGAGGCTTTTCGATACAAGGCAATAGCGGGGTTTACCCGGCTCAATAGTTGGTGGATGAACCATATAGCGATTTTTCATAGGGAAGCGGCCACGCGGGCATTTACCGGACGTATGGGGGACGATCCTGATATACGACTTTCTGTGGCAGATAGGATAAATTATTTAAAATATCTTGTAATAGGAGGGCTTGTACTCAATACTCTCGGATACGAGCGTAGTTTTCTTCTTGGTACTGCACCGACAGCGCTACCACCATCTGCACAATTAGCGCTTGGATTGTATACCTATTTTACACATAGAGGGGATAGTGACTACGAGAAAAACAAGAGACGAGAAGCCGGGGATATGATTAAGAGTTCTGCAATGACTTTTATTCCCGGATACCTTACAATAAAAGACATCACTGCCCTTTTAACGGGCGAAAAGTCTTGGACAGAATATCTTTTCTATAAGAAACAAAAAGCAAGGAAAACGTTTAGGCGCAGTTAAAAAGGAGACACATAATGACCATTGAAACCCAGACAATTATACAAAAAGTAAGCGGTGACGACGCTACTTTAGATTTCAGTTTTCCGTTTAAGATATATGCGAATACTGATATTCTTGTACTTAAAGAGGTGAAGGCTACCGGCGTACAGACTGAAATGACTCTGGGAGTAGACTATAGTGTCTATATCGAACCAGTTTCAGAAGGGGGTACTGTAACTTTTGGTATAGCGGTCGTGCCTCTTACCACTGAATGGGTGGTTATGATCTCTAAGATCCCATATACTCAAACTGTCGACATACCTACAGACGGTAATTTACGGGAAGAATCCCTGGAAAATGGAATGGATCGAATTGTTCGTCAGGTACAGCAGGTCAATGGGGAGAAGGTAGGCGCGCCTACGGGCATGACCGGGATTCAATTGCCAGAAGCAGAAGCGGATAAGATTATAGGGTGGAATAGTACGGCTGATGCCTTGGAAAATAAAGATTTGGTTACAGGTCCAACAGGCCCCACGGGTCCAACTGGGGCGACCGGAGCGGCAGCCACCATGACTGGCCCTACAGGGGCGACTGGGGCCACGGGCGCAACGGGGGCGACTAGTCCTTCCGGGGACAGTGTCACGGGCGCTACGGGCAGGACCGGGGCGACGGGGGCGCCGAGGACCCCGGGGGCGCCTGGGGCGCCG